GCACACCGAATACAAGGTCACCAATGGCAACGACTATACCGGCATTGGTCAGCGCATTGCTGGCCGTAATGCTGTTGCCGTTTCCGACTAGTGTCCCTTTGAGTGCGCCGAAGGCCATCTAATTATGCAGCGAGTGAATAGCTCACGTTGAGAGTGTCGCCGTTGCCAACGACTTTGTCGCCGCCGCTGAAGTTGCCGGCGGAGAACAGCACACCGGTTGTGCCGTCTTTCGTACTGTTGGAGATTAAGAAGCAGCCCTTGACAGTACCAGTCGCGGTGATCGAGAAGACAGAGGCAGCGCTTGTCGCAATTGACCCGGAGCCCGAGGCAGCGAAGGTCGCAGCAACGCGCGTGCCCTGTGAGTAGTTCGGGGCGTTGGTGGGGCCAGCTTCCTTCCAGCCATTCGTGCCGTTGATCTGCGCAGCAGTGTCTGCCGCATTGTAGGCCGAGAACGATACAGAACTAACGAGTCCGAAGAACCACGAGGTAATCTGAGTGTCGGCATGGAACGCAACGCCGAGCACGGAGTTCTTGCCTTGCGTCATTACGGTGTTCTCAATGGTGTCTTCCCATTTGAGTTCACCGTCAGGCCCAACGCAAGAGACGTGATACGTTCCCTTGAGCATCATCTCTTCGAGCGACATACCGCCACGCTCTACTGTGGCATCGGCCGTCGCTTTGAAGTTCATCGACTCTTGCTGCATGTTCAAACTCCGGAAAAGGTTTTCTCGACCTGGTGAGTGAAGCCTGACACCGTTACCTTAGCGCCGGCGATGACTTGGGTATTATTCACGTTCATGTTGTAATTGACGCCCTTGCCCACAGTACCTTGCAGCACTACGGTGACGCCATCGGACTTCACAGCGCGAAAGAACGTCGCGTTCCCCTGAGCGGCGGCGGTTGCCTGGGTCAACGGGTTGAACGTAATCAGGCCGGCCACAGGGCTCGGCGCCGAGGGGCTCGCAAAGCGAGGCTCAGCAAGCAACGTCTGCGAGGTGATCGGCGTATCAGCGCTCGCCGGCGCAGTGCCCGAGTACAGGCGAAGGTAGCCGTCGGCCAGGTCATCGATAATATCCTGAGCCTGCTTATTGACGATGTAGTCGCTGAGCTGGGTGAGTTTCGCCATTAGTGCTTCACCTCGCCTGTCAGCTCACTGTTGGTAAGAGGTTGGGCGGGGATCGTCATCGTTGAGTCCTTGTGGAATACCTCGGCGTGGATTGTGCCGTCATCCATGCGCTTCATGATCACTTTCTTATCGGGGCTAGCATTGCGCACCTCAACGTTGACGCCAGGCGAAGTGACGTTGACGCTGGGCGCGGCCGCTGCGGGCCGTTGCATCAGCAACACCGCGTTGAGCTTATCGCTGAGGCGATTAACGACTTCGGAGTCAGCGCGCACCGTGCCAGCGCTCTTGAGGTCGAGTAGCGCTTGACGTATTTCAGCGAACGCAGAGTCAGCACGATCCTCCTGCTCTTCGTCATCCTGCTCTTCAGCGCCTGCACCGAAGCCCGGCACGGGTGGTTCGTACTCAGCCATGGCGTCGAAGTCGAGAGTCAGGTTCGCGGTAAACAGCGTCTTGAGGTCGTTGAAGTTATCCGCCGCCCACTTGAACAGCTCGGCTTTGTTCACCGGATCGAGATCGCCCTTCATAGAGTCAAGCAGCTTACAGATGGACTCGAGTTTGACCTTGTCGACCTCGGCCTCTTTGCTGGGCTCTTCCGTCAACAGGCTCGGCCATTCTGCATAGAAAGAGTTCTGCCATTCGAAGAAGGCTGTCTTGAAGTCCTTGCCTTCGTACTCCTCCGGGAATTCGGTCTGCAACGTCTTGTAGAATTCAGGCGTCCAAGCCATGTACTGGACGAGCCGCGTCAGGAAGAAGTAGGAAGGCTCGAGCCACTCGCGAATGCGGTCGACATACTTGGCGATATTCTTGGCGTCTTCGGTGCCTTCACCAAAGCCTTCCACGAATGTTTCATTCTCGAGCAGCTTCGCCGGCATATCAGCCGCGGTAGCGATGTTCTTAAGGATGTTCTCACGCGACGTCTTATAGGGTCCCTCCATATTGCGGAAGTTGAGGGACTCAATCTCCTCCTCAGTGCCAATCGAGATGACGTTGCCGACGCGCGCCTCCTTGACGACTTCGCGCTTCTGGCCAGTGACGGCTTTCATCATGTTATTGATGATCGAGCCAGCCTGCTGTATCTTCGCAACGAGAACGCCGACTTTGATGGTCACCACGTCATCGGTGATCATCGTTTGAATGAAAGACTTCAGCGGGAAGAGTGCGCGTTGGTAGACGCTGCGGCCGACAAACCCGAAAGCAGAAGTTGTGAAGGCAATATAGATCGGCTCCTCATTCATCAGAATGCAAGCGCGACCCGGGTTGACCTCTTTGCCGTTGACTACGATCTTCTGCGGCTTCTGAAAGTCGAATGCTGTCGTGTCCTGGTTCAAAACCAAAGAACCCGCAGTATTGAGCGGGTCATAGACGTTAAGCGCTATCTTCTTCTTCGGCAGATCAAACCAGTCGGGTATCGGTTGATTGAGCTCAAGGTCCTCAACCAATAATGCCACAGAGGCAACGCCGTAGATGCGCGCGGTGCGGCCAAGGTTGAAGATCACCTTGTCAATGCCCATGCGCTCCCAGGTATTGTTGAACTGATCAACAACATGAGTGCCAGGCGACTTCGGGATACTCACCTTGCGCGGCTTATATTGCGCCATCGCGACGGGCGACTCTGCCATCTTCTGACCCAACGGGTGGTACAGGTAGATGGTTTTGCAGAGCTGGTAGCTGACGTCTGAGCCGGGCTGAATATCGTCAGCACCAAGCAATTCCGTCAGCGCCGTCCCCGGCGATGATCCGTTTACAGTGATATTGGACATTAGTGGGGCAAATCCTTCATAGCGATATTGCCGAAGCCGTAGTCCTCGGGAATATCAGCAAGAGGCATCTCCTTACCCGCCATATCATGCGGGGAGTCGCCGCAGTACTTCATAATACCGTCAGTCAGGAAGTAGTGGCACAGGGTCTTCTCTCCGCCATCCTTGGCGCGATAGAATTCCCTCATGCTCGGTGAGAATGACGGAGCCTCGATATTTCCGTTGAAGGTCCAGCGAGGCACTTGATACTGATGGCAATGCTTGCACGGCACGCAATAGTGGTAGATGTAGGTACTGCCGCCTTCGGTCTCATACTTGACGAGTTTTGCTGACAGTCGAATAAGCATCAGAAGCCTCCAGAGTTGCCGAGAGCAACGGCGATGCCATAGCAGAAGCAATCAAGCAGGTCGTCTGCGCGCTTCGCTGCTTTCTTGTCGCCGATACGAAAGCTCTCTACTTGCATCGTCAGGTGATTACCGCTTTGCTCTTTGTAAATCTTCACCTTGCTGTGAGCCCTGGCGGATATCTTCACCATGCCACGATAAACGTAGCCCGAGACTGAGATGGCGCGTTCATCCTTGCCCATCGCAGTCAGTTTGGAGTCGATAGCCGCGGCTTTCCACCCGCGCCGGATCGCTTGCTGGAGCAGGATGGTGCCGCTGCTCTTATCCTCGATCAACGCACCCAATGACCCGGCGCGGGCTCCAGTCTCCCTGGCGAGGGTCTCCAGGTTCTGGAATACTGTGGGCAACCAAGTCTCGAGCAGAGCGCCTTCAATTTGAAGAACATCCCAGTCGAGTATCACCAACGGGTACTTACCGCGGGGGCAATAGGCAAAGTAGATGACAGCTGTGCCATCATTCTCACTGCCCGTCTTCACAGCGCTGTCGATGATGGCAAAGACACCGTCAACCGCCGTGGGGGTCACGAGGGGTGCATAGTTGCCCTTGCCATCATCAATCAGCAGCTTGTTACGCTCAAAGAACGCAACCCCTGACCAGTCGACAAACTGGGCGAGATATTCCTGAGCGTAGACGAGCGGGTGGTTCTCGTCCTGTAACTTCTTTAGTTCAAGTGCCCTGCGGACCTGCCAGTCGGCATCAGACTCACCGAACAGGCGTTCCGGCAGCAGCGGATTGTTATGCGTCGGCGCATGGTACTCGACGAACCCGAACTTCGGCTCATTACAGATACGCCACAGGAAGTTCTTCGGGTCGGCGCCGTTCGTATTCGACAGCACCAGCGCGGTGCCTGACATATCATACAGAGTCGGCTTGATCGATCGTTCCCAGATGTCCATCATATTCGGGTCGGTGAACGCCGCCTCGTCTATGATGACCTTCTTGTACTTACGCGACCGGCCAGCCCTTTCGTTTTCCAGTGACCAGAAATCGATGCGGCCTCCGCCTACAGTGCGAATAACCCCTTCTGTCTTTGACGATGACTTCTTGACCGGCTCGAGCACCTCGGCAATTTCGTTGTAGGCCTCGGCGAGGATTTTATAGCTGGGCGCAAACCAGCCAATCGGCTCCTTCTTAACGGCGCCATCGCAAGCGACGGTCTTGCCCATCTCGGTCTTGCCCCAACGTCGCCCGCATCGCACGGCCTTAAAGCGGCCGGGTTTCTGATAGGCTTTGACTTGGTCGGCATGAAGAGTGGGTAGTTGTACCTCGACTTTCACCTGTCCCTTAGCCTCACGGCACCGCGCATCTTGCCGGAACCGAAGTGGTGAGTGCAGGCCTCATAGTTATGATCCTTGCCCCCGCAGTAGGAGCACCAGAGATGAACGCGAGCGCTCGATCCGGCGTAAGTATGGGGGCAGTGTGAGGTCGGGTGAAGGCTAGAACCGCAGTAGGTGCAGCGCATTAGGAGGTGGCGATAGGCAAGGTCGTTGCCTCGCCCTTCACCGGCTCAGCATCGGGCGCAACAGGCGCGTCCGGCAGGCCGCCCTTGATCGTCACTTCTACGTTCCCTGTGGCCTCAGCTGTTCTGCGGTATTTCTCGGGCTTGCGCCCCGCCAGCAGGAACATCATGAGCGAGTCAGAGTTGCGTTTGGCTCGGGTGACTGCACAATCCTCGAGTTCTTCTATGCCATCCTCGAGCGCTTCAGATACTGCCTTATCGAAGTCAGCGTCAGCCATACACCAGTTGCGATACTGCAGCTTGTTGACTCCGGCGCGAAGGCAGGCTCTCTTGAGCGAGAAGCCGGCGCGGAGTTCTTTCAGGAAAAGCTGTTTTGCTTTTTCCGTACGCTCGGGCTTTGAGAGGTGGGCGTTACCGGAGAGACGCAGCGTTCTACGAACCTTCGCTCCACGCTTACTGGCACTGCCTGTCCCAGCATTGACAGCAGAACCTTTACCCTTTGCCCCTCGTACTTGCTGAACAGTCCTTCTTGTCCCTGCCATAAGCCGCCGTGTATTCGGACACGTTCACCGCCGAGCAAACTGAGCTCCGGCTCGTGATCTTCCGAAAGACGCTCCCTGATTTCAGCGATGATCGAGTCTGCCACAGGGGTCGGTGACCCGAGCAGGCACTTGACACCGCGAGTGTTGTGGATAGCCTGCCACCCAGCGACTCTTACGTCGAAGCGCGCGAATAGGTAGCGAGGGAAGTAGGGCAGCTCGCGTTCTGTGATCTTGCGAGCGTGATGGTATCGGCGAACCTCGGTGGGCAGGTAGGACTCGAAGCCTTGATCGAGTATCCTATGGTGAGCTTCTAGCTCGCAAGTCGACTTTGCCTCGACTACGAACCATTGCTGCGCCATCGTCACCCCTCGGTAGCTGCCGCAGGCCAGGTGCTACCCTGACCATCAATGGGCTCGGGTTATAAAGCGCTCAGCTTTTCAATGTCAATCCCTGGCGAATACGCCGGAATAACCGGCTTTCGATCTGCCTGACTCTTTCGAAGCTCACCCCGAAAATCTCACCGATTTGCCATAAGGGCACCTCGCCCTCGGCTAGCCAGCGACGCTCTAAGATCATTCGCTCGCGGTCATTCTCGCAGAAGCGAAGCAATTGACGGCGCACTGCCTCGGACTCGCGCGCAAGGTATATCTCCTCGGGCCCCGGCGAGGGGTCTGCCTTGTCGGCGACGAAGTGAGTATCTTCGTCCTCGTTCTCTTGAGTATCCCCAGAGCCAAGGTAGGGTTGGTTCTTGCGGATGTAATCCTGTATCGAGTGAAGGACTTCCCATCGCGCAAACGTCGAGAACAAGAAGCCTCGTGAACTGTCATACTTGCGGGAGGCTCTAACCAGCCCCATCACTGCTTCCTGCTTCAGGTCCTCTAACTCAGCTTTCTTGCTGAAACGAGAGGCCATGCTATGCGCAAGGGGCAGGTGAGCGATGACTAACTCGTCTGGCGTCATGCACGCCTGTCGCCGGAGCAAAGCTGCTCGAGCCTCTTCTGAGCGCGCGCTCTTCGGCTTTTTGCTGTCCCTATTGGAATGCTTCCCGAGGCTTCCAAATGTGTATCCCCTCTGGCTGCGCATATCAGTGCGTCCTGCATCTCTCGACTAAGGTGTTGCATCTTCTGAATGGTTTGTTGGAGTTCGACTGCCTCGAATTGACCGCCGCTAATGGCGCTGTCCCAGTCGTCAAGCGAGCACTCGCAGTGTGAGTTATTGCGCCGTATGATGCTATAGTGCTCGTTGCGCATGATCGTAAAGACCCAAGCCTTGAGATTAGTGCCTGGGATGAACCGGTGCCGAGCAGCCCATACTTTGCACAAGGTCTCCTGGGCAAGGTCATCTGCGCGGTCCTTGTTCTTCGTCATCTTGCGCGCAAGCGCCAACAAGAACGGCCGCAACGCCAAGAGCTCTCGCTCGAAGTCGTCAGCCATTGGTCGGCACCACGCGCCAAAGGCCTTTGATGAAGTCGATCTTGCCCAGGTACACACTCTCGCGTTGCTTCTCGCTCATCGTGGCGCCTGGGCAGTCAGTGGGCAGTTCACCCTCAGATGCGCCGCAGACAGTGCAGGTGAATAAGCCGCCCAGGCAGTAACCACAATTCTCCTTGCGGCAATTCTCGTGCTCGAGTCTGACGTGCTTAGCCATGACCATTAGACCTCTTAGTCTCGACTAGCCGCTCGAGGTCATAGACAGTGACGAGCCTGGATACCTCTTCGTCCGATATCTCGACCTTGTGCTGACTCTCGACCTCCATGACCAATTCGACTAGATCAAGGCTGTCTAATCCCAAGTCCTCCACAAGCCTAGTGCTCTGGCTGACCTCGAGACCCGTGAATTTTCTGATTGTGCTGAGAACGCTCATGGCCACCTCCCCGTTAAGGCGGCGATCATGGTGCCATCAGAGGCCGACGTTCAAGGCCTGTATTCTTTTAGTAAGTTCGCCCATCAATGACGGGTGGACGAAGAGGGTGTTCTGATAGCGAATAATGCAAGGCTCACTCGATAGAATTACCGCGTGACGCTTACGCAACTTCTTCCACAGGCGCTTGGATCGATGCGGCGAAAAGCGGGGCTCAACCCAGACGGTGCGCGATGGTATCTCCTGAGTAGCACCCGAAGAAGCAATGACGCGGATCACTGCTGCTTCTCCTGCCTAAACGTCAATCCGGGCAACGCCGCCCTAGCGCGTTCTGGCAAAGGATGGTCGCAGCCCTCAACGCCGCCGCATATCGGGCAGGGCAAGAACGGGAAACCCGGCAATCGCCGAAACGTCTCCCGCCATTGCTGTCGAGTAAGCTCTGTCACCCGAACACCCACCAGCCCAGCAGGATGAACGGCAGGAAGAAGGACAGTGCCATGGCGCCGAGGCAGAAACAGATAAGCAGGGTGACGCTAAGTGCGCAGAGTACTTCTTTCATAGCAAAATCCTTTCCGCTGCTAGCATGACTGATATCACGAGGATAGCTAACAACACTACCCCGGACAGCTCGTCCCTGAAGAATAGAGGTGCGATGAGCAGTGAACCGAGAGTGAAGAATAGCCACAAGAACCAGAAGCCCATGTTAGTCCACCTTTTCTGACCAGGGGTCGATGCCGCCGCGTTTCTTGACTTCGGCCTCCGCCTTCTCGCGCACTTCGCTCAGCGATGCCGCCTCTACGATGATCGAGTCCTCGCTGCCGTCCGACAGCGTGAAGTGAATTCTGAATTTCATACCTCCACCTCCGGTGTTGCGGCTTTGTCGAGGTCCATCAGTAACTCCATCGGAATGAATTGACCGCAATTAGCGACCATAGATATCCCAAGGTGTTTCATATCCTGCAATAAAATGGTCGCACGGTGGAAGGCATCGTCCTTGGTGTAGGGGCCGAACCTCAAGGCGAGGTTAGGCATAACAGTGACGATGACCCAATACTCAGCAGCTGCCAGTACCGGGTCGGGATACACAATCGGATTTTCCATCAGACCTTTACCTCCGTTTCAATGGTTTGATCTTCGCGAGGTCCCTACCTATCCTTCTTCGGGCCTCGAGCAGGTCAACTTCCGCTTGCTCCCATAGCCAGTCCCATGCTGTGGTGTTCTGAAATACCTTCGACAAACGCAACGCCATCTCGGCTGTCACCTTGCGCTTATCGTTGCATAGCTGACTGACTGTCAAACGCGACACGAACAGGGCTTTCGCCAACTGGTCCTGGGTAATGCCCCTGTCGGACAAGTGACCTTTCAACATTAGACTGATAGCCATCTGCCCGCCTCACGCTGTCCTAAAATAGACCCATTTGCCGCCGATCCACTTCATGCCCTTCGGCCGGCCGCGAGCAGCGCTGCCGCGCGATGACTTCTTCTTTCGGAATGCCGACTGTTGCGGCGCTGCCTTCTTGACGGGTATTGCCTCGCCAGTGGGCCGGCGGAAAGGCATGCCTGTGCTGATCATCGTGCCGACAGAGCCGGCGACCATCATAAGTGCGTAGAGGAATGAACCTAGTTTTCTCATAAGTGAGCTCCTGGTGGTGTTGCTCGCCCTGCTTATCACCAGGAGCCTTTATTAGTCGAGGCACCTAATTCTTTTCGTCACTACCTACAACCAGCCAACGCTCGACGTTGCGAAGGCGTTGACGCAAACGGATAACCTGAGAATTCCGTTGCCAGGCATCGAGAAATAACGCGAGCAACATCACTCGCTCCCATGTCAGCACGGAGAACCACCACCCGAGAGCGACTGCCGCTGCCATAATGCACACGTTGATGTTATCGTTCATCTCATTTGCTCATAGGGCGGGTATTGCATGGGTGACCCGCTGCGCATGACGCAATCTACCTCGAGAGTGGTCTGACACGGGTCCTCGAATTTGTACTCAATGTCCAAGTCGATCTTGTTTGCCTCAAACCATCGCTCGAGTTTGATAAGCCTACCCCAGACATGGCGTAAGTCTTCGCGCGTCCTGTCGTGCCATTGCTCAAGTCGTTTGATCTTCTTGCCCTGTGCCCACACCACGATGTAAAGGCAAGCCAGGGATATCAAAAGAAAGACTACCGGGATAGTCATTTGCCCAACACCTTGTTCCAGGTGACGAAGCTGTCTGACTCTGCAAGCCTCCGCAGGAACTTGACAGCATCGGCGCGCGTGACCTCCGCGTAGAGGACCTCGGTAGTGCCGTTCAAGTAGCACATAGCGCCATGCTGTTGCATCGTGATCCCTAGCTTCTCAGCAAGCGCCTCGTCACGCCAGGAGAACTCGGTATACCCAAAGCCAAAGACGCTGCACCTGACGTCCTCCCACAGCGCTGCCGCGTGGCCGCCGATGCAACCAGCGCTGCCGCAATCAAGGCGCACCCCGGCATCACTCATATCAAACTCGAAGTCGGCCTTCTCGATGAAGTCGGCCAACGCATTGATGTTCTCTACGTTCTTTTCCATTAGAGCCTCACGTTTAGAGTGTGACGTTGCCGCGCGAGTATAAGCGGGAATTGGGCGCAGGCATATAGGAATGCTTCTTGCGCCGCGACTCTCGCGGAAGCATGATCGGTGTAGTCAAAGCCGCGCACCACGAAGCATGAGCAGGAATTCGGCCGCTTATCGCCAGAGCGATCCCACCAGGAGAAAACGTGCCAGCCGCCTCGAGCAGTCGTCCAACGAACATCGCCATTCTCGACGTCTGGCACTTTCGCGTTCTTCAACAACCCAGTATCGAGCAGCCATGTCGCCCAGGGAATGTACTCCTGCCCTTCGCGGACAGTGATAAGGTCTCGGTCATACAGGAAATGACCCGAGTCGATGCAACCAAAGTAAAACGCCTTGCGCGTCAAGTCAGGAAGAACGGCCATTGTCTACTCCGTGCGGTAAAGGCCCCTCGTGAGAAAATACATCACCCAAGTCGCGGCAATCAAACCAGCCGCCACAGGCTGAGCACTGCAGGAAATGTTCTCGCTCGTCTTTCGGTTGTTCACCGACACGCTTGCCGATGTATTGTCCCTTAGGCAGGATTGCCATCGTCTACTCCGTATAGAAGGATGTAATTGATTGCCTTTGCATGACCGCGCATCTTCGGAGTTACCTCGCCTGGGTGAACGCCAGCGAACCAAGCCGCCACAGTGATGTGAGGGTCGACTCCGCGCGCAACTGCCTCCCGCAATATGCGCCGATGCTCGTCCGAGTAGAATTGCCTATCCCCGACCATCTGCGTCCTTCCTGTCCCTCGCCTTCTTCGGCATATGTACGTAGCAATGGTGATAGGAGTAGCCCAGGCAGATACCGTTGGTGCAAAACTGCGTGTCACACGTCTTCCACCAGAACATGCCGTCCGGCATCTCTACCAGGCGCCCCCGCTCGACGGCAACGACTATACGATTTATCGGGCTGACGAAACCGTTACTCTCTACATCGTAGATCATCGGCTTTGCCATAAGACGAGGCCGGCCATGACAAGAAGCATCAGAACTGGAAGAGTGTTCATAGGAATAACCCCCACAAGACGAGTATTACGCAGAGCGCAAGGCCCGCACCTACCA